TCAATCCTCCAGGCAGGACTGGGCAAAAGCCACGTCACCCCTCACGCCTTCCGTCTCCCCCTCGGACAGATACAGCGGCACCATATCCAGGACCGACTGCGCCACAGACGGATTCTTCCTCTTCACATACTCCCACATCTGCTCCGCCGTGGCTTCTGCCTTCCCCATAATCCCCGTAAGCCCGGAACCGCCGTCCCCGCCGCTGCCACTCCCAACTCCAGAACCGTTCATAGCCGCCCTAATATCCTTCCGGAACTGCCCCATAGACAGCCCAAACCTCTTCCAGATATGCTCCACATCCCCGTGATTGCTGGCAATCCCCCTCCTGTGCCCCTCGGAATGGGAAATCACCACCCAGTCCGAACCGCCCGTATACCGGATCGTGGCAGGCTCCGTCATCTCCACCCCGATATGCGGCCCGCTCCCAAAAGCCGCCGCCCTGTTCCCAATCCCATTATCAGAACATCATTCCCTGACATTCCATGCCATTTTCACACATCCCAAACCATTTCCCAGCACCTCATATCATTCTAACCCCGCCGCTCACGCCCCGGTATCCTCAACCTCCGTCAGCGTATAAGTAATCTTCATAGTCTTATTGGCGTCCTTCACCACCGCCGAAGAAAGATTGTTAATAGTAGCCAGATACGGCGTCAGCAGATACATATGCCGGTATTCATTCCCGTAACTGCCTCCCCACCCCACCAGAAACTGCTTATACTGGAACAGAGGCGTGGCCGCGCTCCCCAGCCTCGCGCTCCCCTGGGTATGGACCACCGTGTCCTCTGTCGTCACCTGAAAATCCCCGCCCACAATCAAATCCCCAACCAGCGTCAGGAACAGCTCACAGGTTCCCGACTCGCACAAAGGCTTCATCTTGGACGTAAACCCAAAAGCAATCAGCGACACGTCCGCCGTATTCGCCACATTGATCTTATAAATCCCCTTCTTGTCATAGGCAGGCACATACAGATACCCTTTCCTCATACAGCACCGGCACTTCCGTTCCAGATAACTCCCGGTCATGTCCCGCTCCCCCACAGCCATCAGCTTCGCATTGGAAAGCGTCCACTCCCCCTCCGTCATGGAATAGTCCGTTTTAGAAACCCTCACCCACAGCACCCTGGCATTCCCCGAAGAATTAGCCTCATTGGAAAACCCGTACCAGTACCCGTCCTGCCCGTCCAGGAACTCCCCGTACTTCGTATAGCTCCCCAAAAACAGAAACGTCTGTACAGGCACCGCATGGTCCTCCAGCACCGTATAAGTGGAATCGTCCAGCCTCTCATTCAGCCCGATACTGAAAACCGGAATCCTCACCTTCCGCACCCGCACACTGGAATCCTCAAAAGTAATAGAATACAGCAGGTCCCTCTCAAAATCCATCTCCGCCGCCTCAAACAACACAGCCTGCTCCGCCTTCCCCAAGTCCCCGATATCCAGCTTCTTAATCTGCAGAAAGGCACTGGCATCCCCCACCAGGCTCCCGTACCCGTTCTGCCCGCCCTGGGCGCTGGTCAGCGCCACCGCCGCAATCGTCCCGTTCCCCTGGCTCGGCGTAAACTCCCACACAAACTTATACCCGTTCTCCAAAACCTTGCTCTCCGTCTGGTTCAGGCTCCCCCTGGCCGCATTCGCCGTAGTATTCACGTTATTAGAAGCATAAGCCACCGGCAGGTTGTCCGACATCTCATAGATATGCCCCGCGTCCTCTTCCAGCGTCTTCGGGAACAGCAGAATCCCCCCTATCATGTTGGGGCAGACCGGCAGCATGGTATCATTCCACGACATCACATCCGCCAGCCGTTCCTCGGAATAGAACACCCCCATAGGGTTCATCCCCAGGATATTGTTCACCGCCTCCGTCACCATGTTTTCCTCCGTGACCGTCTCCACGTCCCCCGTGGCCCCATCCGTCAGTTCCAGAACCATTGTCCCTTTCAGCTTCATACACTTCCGCTCCTTCCTATGCCAAATCAATGGGCTTCCCAAACGTCCCGATCAGCGCCTTCCCGATACTGTCCGCATAACTCTTCCGCACCAGCTCCATGGTCTCAATCCCCATCTCCCCGGCAAACCCCTTCATACCCAGGCCGCCGCCAAAAGCAAAACGGGAGACATATTCCTCCATCGTAACCGTACCGTCCCATGCGGCCGCCGCAGCCATGCCCTGCCCGCTGATAGAAGCAATGCACCCTCCCGTCTCAATCTCCCCCATACCGTTCTCCATCCGCAGATACACATTGAACGTATTGGTAATGTTCGGCACAAGATTGTCAATAGGATAATACAGGGACAAAATATGCTTCCCGCTCCCCCAGGTCTCCGCCGGACAGTGCGCCAGAATCTCCGAATCGTTAAACTCATAAGTAACGTAAGCCACGGCCTTCCCGTCCTCCGTCCAAGTGACCGGAAGCTCCACCTCCACAGTAACATCTTGTGTGCTTCCCCCGGTTCCGGAACCGTCCCCTGCGCTCCCCTCATTTTCTCCGGCACTGTCCCCGTTTCCGCCGGTTTCCGCTCCGGCATCCGTCCCCACCGCCGGAATCGGGACCACGATACTCCCGGACGCACTGGCCGTCCTCTCCGCCTGCACCGCCCTCACGTCCACAACCGCCTGCCCGAAAAACTGCACATGGGTCTCTTCCTTCGCCGCAAACTCAATACTGATGATCCGCACATTATCCTCCGCCACCGTATAAGCAGAAGCATTGGTAAACGTATGAATCCCCACTTTCCCGGCCTCAATCTGGTTCAAAAGCCCGGAAATATTCTTATCATTCTTAGACTTCGCCTGGGCCAGCCGCGGGTTCTTCCCCACACATTTCAGGCTCTGCCTCCCTCCGATCCTGCACTGAAAAGACGTGATACAGGCCACCTGCTCCCCGTCCGCCTGCCCTCCCGAAAAAGTCAGCACGTCCCCCAGGTCCAGAGCCGGGTTCCCTATAGTGCTGGAATCAAAAGGCACATAATTCACCACGGACAAATCATTTAGGATATTCTCACACAAGTGCCTCCTGGTCTCTTCCAGCCCAAACTGCAGGAGCGGGTTCACCCCCAGGTTCATGGTCAGCCCGTCGTCCGTATCCAGGGCATAATACTCCGCCGTCTGCGTCCGCAGGTTCGTGGAGCTCACCGCCGTATACCTGGTAATAAAATCCGAAAAACTGCTGGAAAACCTGTGCCTCCCCTGCACCTCCATTACCGGCTCCGCCCCGTACTTCCGAAGCTCCAGCCTCCCCCTCCGGTTGATACAGAAGAACCCGCCCAGCACCTGCCCCACAAAAAACAGCACGTCCCGGTATGTCCCAATATCATTCTCCGGATAAATAGAAAGCAGCTCCCTCCCGTTGGGCATACCCTCAATCTCCGCCCTCGTATTCTCCATCTCCACGCCGCAGGCCTTACAGCACAGTTCCAGAAAAGCCCAGGCATTCCCCACGGATTCAAACCCGTTAAAACTCTTCTCAAACCGCAGCATGTAGTCATAGGCTTTCAGCTCCAGGCAGTGCAACCTCCGGTTCGCCTCGCTCACCTCAAAAACCCCCATCGGCACTTCCTCAAAACTGCCGTCCGCCACCCGCAGATGATAAGACAGCTCCACCCTCGCCCCGTCCAGCGTATACCGGTCAATCTGCGAAAACAGCGTAACGCCCATCTCCGTCGCATACACCGTCCCCAGCTCAATCTCCGCACTCCCGCAGCACTGGGCGGAAACATACCCGCTCCCCTTCACAATATCCTCATACCCGAACGGATACACCGCCCCGCCCTTTGTGGTGATCTTCCCCGTCCAGTAATACCTCCGGGTATTCTCCTGCACCGCCCGCAGGAATGCCTCGCTCACCGGATACATGAAAACACCCCTTTCCACACAAAAAGCACCAGCCATTCCTGACTGATGCCCATTGATACTGCTGTTCCCGAAGCACAGAAAACCTATCTGCCCCTGTGCTTCTCCTTCCGCTTCTGCTGTTTCAGCTCAAACAGCCGCTCCTTCCTGGCCTCCCTCTGCTCCCTGCCGGCCTTCCTGCGCTCCGTCTTCCTCTCTTCCCTCTGCAGCTGTAGCGCCTGCTGGGACTTTGTGCCTATCCCCGCCTGCATGGTCTGCCTCCCGGCCTCCCTCTGCCTCCGCTTCGGACTGACCTTGCCGTCTTTCACAGCCGCCTCAACAGCCGGACTGAATCTCAGGCCATAATAATTTTTGAGGACAAAATCCCATACCTCACAGTCCCTGGGCTCACTCCCAAAGACCACCCGGCATACCGAAAGTCTCCCGTCTTCAACCTTCTCAAATACGCCGACCCAGAACGGCCCCTCAAAAAATACCGTCAGACCTGCCTTTCCTCTGTCCATAACGAAACCCTCCTTAAATGTGTTATGAACAAAGAACGGACAACCCAGGAGAGCAGGTTACTTACCCTGATACCATCAGGACGGCCGGGCTACCTACCGGCTCTGGTGCATCCAAAAGATGCACGTTGCGTTTTTATCTTTGCTTTTTCTATTTCCAGCAGGATCTACTCCCGCTAAAAACCAAATCTGTATCTGCCTATAACTTCTGTATCTCTTTCAACGCCTTTTGGATGTCCTTATAAACTAACGGCCGCATACTGTCCTCATAAAAAGATACATCCGCCCTGCGCAGTGCTGAAAGAATATCCTCTTTCAGTTCGGGCTTATCCTTCGCAATCACAGGCAACAGCTTTATACACTGTCTTGCCGTAATCGGCTTAACATCTGTTATATGTTCCAAGTATCCATCAATGATCTCATCTATCTTATTAGCCCTGTCCCACTTTGCATTATAGGCAAGCAGTGTAAGACCCCTGGTACGGATATAAGAATTATCACTTTCAAGCATATCACTCAATCTTTCCATATAAGGGTAGACATGATCCGTTTCCTCACTCTCTTTCTGCAATTCCTGTAATGCCTTGTACGCCGTCTTATTATCTTTATCAAATAGCAATTCAAATGCTTCTGCTGTATTCGTTGACATAACCACACCCTTGCCTTTCGCTACTGTGTTTGTTTTATTCATACCCAAACGGGAATTTATCTATTTTTCCATGATCAATTCTTTGCACTTCCATTCTTCACCCAGAATACAATATTTTTCTGTTGCATCAAGAATTGTATCGCTAAAACCAACTGCTCTATAACAATAATAAGCCGGAAGATTATTCTCAAAAACGCCCAATGATACTTTTTTTGCCCCATATATTTCAAATACAAATTTTAGACCTAATCGGAGCATAGCTTTTCCATAGCCTTTTCCTCTCTTGTGCGGATCAACAATAACAAATCCAAAGCGCAATTCATCCAATGATTCATTCGGGTTCCTTAGTGTAAAAAAACCAATAGTTCCCGTTTCGTCAAATACAGTAAACGGCATTAGAGATTCAACAAAACAAAATTCATTTTGCGTTATAGGATATTTACCAAGTATGCCTGCTGTCCATTGATAAAATGCTTTTTCATCTTGACACCACGATAATATCGTGTCTGCATCCGAAGCTTTATATGGTCTTATTCTAATCATACACTTTCCCTCACCAAATTCTAATCCATGCTTCCCATTATACAGGATATCCCATCAAAAATCACTCTCTATTTCCTTAAAATTCCCTCAACGTAAAACTCACCTTCCACAGCCCCTTAAAAGACGTATCCTTTACCAGCACCGCCTTATACCCCTCAACAAACATTTCCGCCTCCTTCATCTCCAACATCTCCGTATCAAAATACGCCACCGCTATCTTCTCCCTCTGCTTAAACCCCGTCAGCACTTTCAACCACTTCGGGGAAACCGAAAAACTCACCGCAATAGACACCACCCCCAGCCTCACCACGTCCCTCTGGGTAGTCCCCGCCTCCGTCTCCCCGCCGGAATCCGCCTCCACGTCATCCATCTGCACCTCATAAGAATCCGGCAGAGGGAGCGGAACACCATCAAACACCAGATATTGCACAAACGCCATCCCTATCTCCCTCCTGACCTCAGATTCTGCCTCGCCTGCGCGTCCACCACCACTTCGTCCAGCAGCGTGCCGCCCACATACACCGGAATACAGATCGTCCCCATCCCGTCTCCGCCCTGCATCCCCGCAAACATCTCCTGCAGGCCGGAAACCATCTGCCGCACAGCCTCCATGGAAGCCCCCTGCGCCTGGACTGCCTGCATATCCGCCAGCTTCGGGCTGACCACCATATCCCCGGCCACGCCCTCCACAGCCTTCCTCACCAGCCCCCGGCTCTTCTCAATCCCTCTCGCCAGACCACCCATAAAATCCGGCATCCAGCTCTCATAATCCGTCAGAGGCCCCACGTCCGGCACAGAGAAATGCAGGTAAGACCGGATGGCATCCGCCACATCGGAAACCGCGCCCACCACGTTCCCGATGGCTCTGCGGACACCCTCCGCAATCCCGTTGATAAAATCCATCCCCCACTGCAAAGCCCTCCCCGGCAGGGACGTGATAAAACTGATGGCAGACTGGAACCCGTCCTGCACCACACTCCCCAGAGAAGACAATGCAGAACCAATCCCCGACACCATAGCCCGGAAAGCCTCCACCGCCGACTGCTTCAAATTCGACGCCGTAGACACCACCAGATTTTTCAGCCCGTTCCAGGCCGAAGCTGCCGCAGAGGACACCGCAGACCACAGGTTCCCCATGAAATCCCGCAGCCCCGACAGCAGGATAGAAACATGGTTCACCAGCCCCTGCACCGCAGAACCCACCATCTGCTGAATGCCGGACCAGATCGTGGATGCCGCCTGCTGAATGTTCGTCCAGATATGCAGCGCGTCCTCTTTCAGCTTCGTAAAATTCCCCGTCACCAAGTCAATCAGCAACAGAACCGGCCCCAGAATCACGTTCTTAATCAACTCCCAGGCACCCGAAGCAGCCGTCTGAATCCCCTGCCAGATGCCCTGCAAAGCAGTGGAAAGATTCTCCCAAAGAGACCGTATCATATCCACAATCCCGGACAGCACCGGATTCTCCATCATGCCCGTCCAGACATTATTAAAAAAGTCACCCACCGACTGCCACAGCCCCGACCACCACGTTGGAATCCCCTGGAAAAATGAAACCAGAGACTCCCACGCCGCCGGTATCGTCTCCGTAAAAAACGAACAGATAACCTCCCAGGCAGAGACAAAAAAGTCCCTCACCTGCGTCCAGACTGCATTCACCGCGTCCCGGAACCACTCACACTTATTATAAAGCAGCACAACAGCCCCGATCACCGCGGCAATGGCAATAGGAACCCACCCGATAGCCGCCACAACAGCCGACAGCGCCGGAATCACCGTCCCCGACACAAACTCGGCCACGCCGGAAACCGCCCCCGCAATCTTCGGGACCACCGTCAGAATCGTCCCCACGGCGCCTACCACCTTACCAATCACAATCAGCACCGGCCCCAGGGCCGCAGCCACCAGAGCCACCGTGACAATGACCTTCTTCGTCCCCTCGTCCAGCCCGTTCAGCCAGTCCACAAGCCCCTGAATCCACCCCACAATCTGCCGGATGGACGGCATCAGAATCTCCCCGATAGAGATCGCCAGTTCCTCCAACTGGCTCTTCAAAATCGTAAGCTGCCCCGCCAGATTGTCCTGCATGGTCTCGGCCATCCGCTCCGCCGTGCCGTCACAGTTATTGATAGCATTGTTCAGCTTCTCAATATCCCCAGGAGCCGCGTTCATCACCGCCAGGAACCCGCTCATGGCGTTCTTCCCCACCAACGCCTCCGCATTGGCCGCCCGCTCCGACTCCGACATCTGCGCGAACGCCGCCCGGCAGTCCGTCAGGATATCCCCCAGGCTCCGCATACTCCCGTCCGCATTGGTAGTCTGCACCGTCAGCTCCCCAAACGCATCCCCAACGAAAGTCACTTCCCCCGTCAGGCTGGTCAGCATGGTCCTCATGGCCGTACCGGCCTGGGAAGACTTGATGCCCGCATTCGCCATCAGCCCGATGGCTTCCGCCGTATCCTCCGCCGTGAACCCCAAAGCCCCTGCAACCGGCGCGCAATACTTGAACGTCTCCCCCATCATAGCCACATTCGTGTTCGCATTAGAGCTTGCCGCCGCAAGAATATCCGCAAAATGCCCCGAATCCGCCGCCGACAGCCCCAGCGCCGTCAAAGCGTCCGTCACAATATCCGAAGTAGCAGCCAGATCCTCCCCGGAAGCCGCGGCAAGGTTCATGATCCCCTCAATGCCGTCCAGCATGTCCCCGGTCTTCCACCCGGCCATAGCCATGTAGTTCATAGCCTCCGCCGCCTCGGAAGCAGAGAACTTGGTCTTGCTCCCCATCTCCCTGGCCTTGTCCCGCAGGGCCTCCAGCTCCTTCCCCGTGGCCCCGGACACCGCCGCCACCTGGCTCATGGCAGAATCAAAATCAGACGCCACCTTCACCGCAGCCGCAGAAAGCCCGCCCACAGCCGCCGTGACCGGCATCAGCTTCCGCCCGGCCCCCTCAATGGCAGAACCCACGCCCTGCAGCTTCTCCCCGGCAGCCCCAATCTTCTGCAACGCCACCGAAGACTGCTCCGCCTGCCGCTCCAAATCCCGCAGGGCATGTTCCGTCTCTATGATCTCCCTCTGCAAAGCGTCATACTGGCTCCGGGAAATCTCCCCCTTCGCCAGCGCCTCATTGGCCTGCTGCCCCGCCAGCTTCAAAACGTCCAGCTTCTCCTTCGTCTCACTGACCGCCTGGGACAAAAGCCTCTGCTTCTGCGCCATCAGCTCCGCATTGCCGGGGTCCAGCTTCAACAGCTTGTTCACGTCCTTCAACTGTGCCTGCGTATCCCGAATCTCCTTATTCACCTTTGAAAGCGCCGTGGAGAGCTTCGTAGTATCCCCGCCGATCTCCACCGTAATCCCCTGAATCCTGGATGCCACGAACCCTCACCCGCCTTTCTTCCACGAAAAAAGAGCCGTTTCCGGCTCCCGTAAAAATGCATGAAAAAAGCGCCTATCATTTCTGACAAACGCCCTATGTATACACTAATTTAGCTACCATTTAGTATTCAAAATTTAACATTACCTTCGCAACATTTTCATATGCCTCCCAAATATCATTACACAAATCATTACATTTATTTTGATCAGACTTTCTATCAATAATGTATGAACCATTTCCATACTTTGCCGGCCCACCTTTTAATGCAATCATCCATCTAAATTGATTTATCTTTTCAATTAGAATATCTGTTACTGCTTTTAATTCATAATGCTGAACAGCGTTCATTGGTTTATTTAAGAAGTCTAACAAATTAAATAGCGGATCCAAATAAATTCTTTGAAAATCGCCATGAAAATCATGTTCCTTGAGCATATACATTGTATTGGGTTCTTCCATTGTATTTACAATTTGTTCCACTATTCTACAATCATTTTTAGATAATCTATCTTTTCCCATTGGGGATTTCCCCATTTGAATTGCTTGATTCGCTTCTCTCTCCGCAAGTTCTTTCCATAAATATAATATTTCTTTTGTGAAATACTCCTCATCCCTATCTATCATAGCTGCACAATTCCTACAGAGCCATATGCCATTTGAAATATCAGATCGCTCTTCTGGCGTCATATTTTCATCATACCTTTTTCCACCTGGTGAAGCGGCACATATATGTGCTGCTTCACCTATATTAATCGTACCTCCTTGCCCATCTTGGGCCCCAATTGTTGTTTTACGACACTGTGGATTAGAGCACAAATACCCCACCCTTTTAGCCAATTCTTCTTTTGTCTTTGCCGAAAAATCATCTCTCATACTTTCATGCTCCTTTATTATGCCATTTTATAACTATCCATTATCATCAAATCACCGTTCCATATATCATAAAATATAGCATAAAACCAGCATTTCTTCAATCAGATTTCAGAACCAATCCATATCCTCCTGCGTACCCAGCTCACAGTACCGATATCCGTCATTCACCTGCTCCGTATACATATCGTTCACCAGCCCGATAGACAAAAGCTCCGTATCCGCCATAGACAGCCCCAACTGCACGCACCTAAGCAGAAACAGCGGCGTGGTCATCTCCCGCTCTGTAGGGCGAAGTTTTTTTTAGCCTCCGCATCCGTCTGCACATTCAGCCCCCACAGCTTAATCAGCTCCGGCAGCACCTGGTAAATAGAAAACGTATTGAACCCGTCCAGCCATTCCTCCACATCGTCCGGGATCGCCGGGTCTGCGTGCTTCGCCATGGTATAAGCGATATTCTCAAACATCTCCAGAGAAAATAAATCCAGATTGGAATGTTCCTCATCCCCCTCCCCAATGCTCTTTTCCAGAATCCGCAGGTCCTTATAAATATCCCTCTGGAACTTCAACCGGTAAATCCTCGGGATCGCCGCCGAAGCCTTGAACAGCACCTCTTTCCCGTCAATACCCACCTTCTTCACAATGCTCATACCCTTTCAGCCTCCTTAACCCTGACCTTCCAAATCATCTCTACCGCCGCCCGTCTCCGCCTTCGGAACCGGCAGATACACGCTCTTATACCACCCCTCATACGTCTCCGCAGAAGTCTTATTCCCCGTCTTCGCCTTCACATACCCGCTTGCCAGCGGCCTCGCCTTCACCGTCAGCGTCTCCGTCTGCACCTCCCGGCTTTCCTCATTGGTCTTCCCCTCAATCTTCGGCCTGCTGGCAGAACAGTTGTACAGCACATGCCGGATCTTCCGGACATCCCCGTCAAACTCAAACAGCAGGGCAAAAGCCCCGGTCTCCGAATTGGCATTCTCCACCAGCACCTCATTCCCGTCCGCTTCCTCCTTCAGCACGTCCGTCCGGAAACTCTCCGGGATCAATGCCAGCTCCAGGTCCCCGTCATAGCCCATATTGTTGGCAATGATATAATACTCAATGCCGTCCGCATAAAAAGACTCCGGCTCCCCGTTGGGGTCCAGCGCCAGCGAAACCGCGCCGGGCATCGCCACCGGCGTATCAAACGTCATCTCCCCGTTCTCCGCCGCCCTCTGCAGCGCATAATGGCAGTTGCAGATATTGAACTTCACCTTGTTATTCATCGTCTATACCTCCGTCTCATACAGAACCTCATACAGCTTCTCCGACTCAATCCACACCTCGCTCTTCCCGTAGAAAATCCCGTGCCTCAACAACACCGCCTCCACAGCCTCTTCCAGCTCCGGGTCCTTCAAGTCCGTATAAAGCTCAATGTCCAGCTCATTCTTCTTGAAATACGCAATCCCGTCCGCCGAAAAATTATCGGCCCTGGGATACAGAAACACCGCAAACGGCGGCTCCGGCGCCTCCCCTTCCACGAAATGGTCATAGGCAAAAGGAAGCCCCATTTCCTCCATCATTTCCAGCACATCCCCATGGCTCATTTGGACAGCCCCCTCTTTATCCCCTCTTCCAGCTCCCGGATGCCCTTTTCCTCCGCCGGGGCAATATGCGGAATGGCTCTCACCCTTCCGCCGCCCCGCTTCGCATGGCCCTTCTCCAAAAGATGGGTAAGCTGATACCGGTTCCTGCTGTGTACCACCACCTCCAGCGTATTGGAAGTCTCCCTCTGCCGCTTCACCGCCCAGCTCTTCTTATACTTCCCGGTCCTCACCGGAGCGCCCGCCTGCGTCTCCTTCTTCACCGTGTTCCCGGCCTTCTTCACACAGTCCTTCATCACGTCCGTTGCAAGCTCCGCATACTCCAAAAGCCCGTCCATAACGGCATCCGCCATCTGGTCCACAGACACCCTCTGATTATCCGCCATCCCGTCACCTCTTCGCCAAAGAAGCCCGCAGCTTCAACGTCCTATTCTGATACCGCACATTATCAATAAAAGAGATATTGTAGACCTGCCCCCGAAACAAAATCCGGTAATGCTCCGTGTCCATATCAGCCGCTTCCGAACAGTACCGGATAATGAAATAGACATCCTTCTGTGCGTTAATCTGCGCCGCCTCCCAGTATTCCTTCCCGGAAAGACTGTTCACAAAAGCAGAACAGGAAAAATGATCCTCCCAGACCAGCACATGGTTCCCCGCCTTATCGTTCCCCAGGGAGCTCTTCTGGATCGTGATCCGCTCCTTCCACTCCCCCAAAGGATACCTCTGCCGGGAACTCCCGCCTGCCCCGCTGTCCCTCCATTCCTCCGCCATCAGAACACTTCCTTCCTGATACCGAACAGCAGGGAGCGCAAAGTCTGCACCAGTTCCTCATGGTCCGCCTGCTCCCTGTGCTCATACAGATAAGCAATGACATACAAGACGGCAATCCGCGCCATGGGAAGATGTCCTTCCAGCTCTCCCGCTTCCATCCGCGCCATATCCGCGCACATGCTCTCCCCGGTCTCCAGCAGCCCGGAGATAAACCCGTCCTCGTCCGCGCTGTCCACCCGGAGATACTGCTTCGCCTCTTCCAGCGTCACAACCGCCATCCTGCATCCCTCCCGCCTTTCATACTTTATTTCATGCCGGAGATTTCACACCCCCGGCATCACTCACAACACGTCAGAACCTTATGCCCCGGAGCCGTTCCCCTTGATCGCCATGGTCTTCACAGCCTCCGACAAGATCAGCTTCCCGTCCACCCTCTGGCTTGCCAGGAACCCCACCTGTCCGTTTGCCGCAAACAGCTCATTCAGCCTCTTAAAAGACCTCCCCTGCCGGTCCGCGATCCAGTAATAAGAGAAATCCCCAAAGGCCATCACCTTCGCACCCGCCGCAACCTCCGGCACATAGGCGGAAGTATGGTACGGGCGGTTCAGGATCATGTCCGGCTGCCCCGCCTGCACGGACGGCTGCCAGATATAATTGCCGTTATTGTCTTTCAGCTTCCGCAGGGCCTTCACCGTGGTATCATTCAGCACCCAGACCGCCTTCTTCCGGTACGGGGACTTCACCGCATAGAACAGGTCCATCACATCGTCAAACGTGATACCGGCAGCCGCCGTGGTCACTCCGTCAGAAGCCCCGCCCGCGGCATTAAAAATACCCGTAGGCTTGCCCTTCCCGTCCCCGGTAAAGAACGCCTCTTCCTCCTTCGCCCCGATCCTGCGCCCGAACTCCTTAGAGATATATGCCTCCAGGTCAAACACACTGTCATTCAGAAGCTCATCCGACACTTTCAGCATCGTCGCCACCTTGTACGCCCCGATGGAAACCTGCCCGAAAGAATCATCCGACTCCGGGTAAGCCCCTTCCTCGTCAATCCAGGAAGCCGTCCCCTTCGTGGCAACCACCGGGATCTTCCGGTCCCCGCTGGAAGTCCGGATCACCGTGGCGATACTCCGGAAAAAGTTCTCTTCCTCCAGAGCCTCCACCAGCGTATGCTCAAACTCGTCCGGCACCAGATATCCGCCCTCGGAATCCGTCCCCACCTGCAGGGCATTCTCCACGTCATAAAAATTCTTCCTCCGCATGGCGTTCCAGAATGTCTTTTTATACTTATCCGTCGCCCTGCCTTTCTTCTCTTCGCCGTCCGGATTGTTGTTCGGCTTATTCGTGATCGGCTCGGAGACAGGCTTATTCAGCTCCGCGTCAATCGCCGCCTGCCGTTCCAGCCGCTCAATCTCCTTCCCCAGATCCACAACCTCCTGCTCCATCTTCTCATAGGCAGCCGTATCTTCCGCCGACAGCAGGCCGTCCTCGCCCCGCTTGCTGTCCAGGAAAGCCTTTGCCGCCTCCCATGCCTTTGCACGCTTCTCCCTCAACTCCAAAATCGTCTTCATCTCCATACCTCCGTCAATCTGTTTTTTGAATTTACAAAAACCTCTTTTACAGGCCCCGTACAGCCGCAGCACCTCACAGTCGCTTTCCAGGCTCCACATAACCGCAGCACCTCTAAACCGCTTCCCAGGTTCCACATAGCCGCAGTACCTCACAGCCCTCCCCTGCTCTGCCGGTTCACAAACCGCCTCAGCCCATGACCACTCCGAAATCTCAATGCCGCAGAAGTCCCAGCCGCTTCTCCAACTGCTCCACCGGAACCCTCTCTTCTGTCTCCTTCGGCACCAGCTTGGACAGCAGGGAATTAGTCACCGCCATGCGCGAAAACATCACGCCCTCTGGCTCCGCGCCTCTCACTGCATCTTCCGTACCTTCCCCTTCATGCAGAACCCCGTCCGCAAACCCAAGCTCCACCGCCTTCTTCGCATTGAACCAGCTCTCCGCATCCATCAGATGGGAAATCCTCGCCCGGCTCATTCCTGTCTTGATCTCATAGGCGTTCATGATGCTCTCCTTCACCTCGTCCAGCATCTCCCCGGCCCTCTGCATCTCCTTACTGTCACCGATAGCAATCGTCATGGGATTGTGGATCATCATCATACCCACCGGGGACATCAGGACCTCCGTCCCAGCCATGGCAATCACAGACGCCGCCGAAGCCGCCAGAGCGTCCACCTTCACCGTCACATCCCCTTTGTACTCCATCAGCATGTTGTAAATCTGCGCCGCCGCAAACACGTCCCCGCCCGGAGAATTGATCCAGACCGTGATATTCCCCGTCCCTGCGTTTAACTCCTTCCGGAACAGCGCCGGCGTCACCTCGTCCCCGTACCAGGTCTCATCCGAAATCTCCCCATTCAATACCAAGGTTCTCTCCCCGTCCGTCTCATTCCGTATCCAGTTCCAAAACTTCCGCTTCATCCCTGCACCTCACTTTCCGCTTCTTCCAATACTTCCCACCGATTCTCATAAAACGGCGCACAAAAAAGCCGACAGATACATTCACCTGCCATCTCCCAAAACACCTTTATTTAGCTATTATGCTTTCATCTTCCCATGCCTCACTGCCCCTGTCCGGAGCCTCCCTGCCGAAACTGCCTCCCGTCCGGCGGCTCCTGCTCCTGCAGGTTCTTCCCCGCAAACAGCCCCGCATCTTCCAGCCTGCACAGATTCCCGTTCACCAGATATAGGTCCCCGCCTTCCTCCGCCGGGATCGGGTTCATATCCTCCATCTCCCTGATATCATTCGCAGACAGCCACCCATTCTGCCGCCCCACAGAATACCCGGTCATACGGCTCTGGTAATCCCCCCGCAGAAGCCCGTCCACGTTCAGCTTCACGAAATACTCCCGCTTCTCCTGGGGCAGCAATAAGGCTTTCTGTAAAGACTGCTCCCACCGGATCACCCATGGGTCCAGCGTATACTTCACAAACTCCAAAGACTGCTGCTCAATATTAGAAAAACTGCTCTTATCCAGATCCCCCACCATATGCGGTGGAATCCGGTACAGCCTGGCGATCTCGTCCACCTGGAACTTCCTGGTCTCCAGAAACTGCGCTTCCTCCGGCGGAATCCCAATCTGCTGGTACTTCATGCCCTCTTCCAGAACGGCAACCTTCCCCGCATTCTTAGAGCCCCCGTAAACAGCGTGCCAGCTCTCCCGCACCTTCGCCGGGTCCTTCAACACCCCCGGATGCTCCAATACACCGCCAGGCGTGGCCCCGTTCTCAAAGAACCCCGCCCCGTATTCCTCACAAGCCAGCGTCATCCCCACCGCATTCTTCGCCATGGCGATAGGAGAATACCCCACCAGCCCGTCAAACCCAAGCCCAGGGATATGCAGCACATCCTCCCGCGCAAGATACACCCTGCCGTACTCCCCAAAGTTCGGGTTCTCGTCACCGTACCGGTTATAAACATAATAAAGCTCCCCCTTACCGTCCCGGTCAACCTCCACCTTGTCCGGCAGCAGCGGGTACAGCCCCAGCACCCGTCCCCCGCCGTCCCGTATGATCTGCGCATAGGCATTCCCCCAGATCAAAAGATGGCTCATAAGCGTCTCCCGGAACACAAAAGAAGTCATCTCCGGGTTCGGCTCGTCATGCAGGAGATAATACAAAGGATGGTCATACACCCGTTCCTTCCCCCTCCCCGCATACCGGTACAAATGCACCGGCAGAGACGCCACAGCCTCCGCCAGAATCCGCACACAGGAATAGACCGCCGTGGTCTGCATGGCCGTCCGCTCATTCACGACCTTCCCGCTGCTGCTCCGCCCAAAGAAAAAGGAATAAGCCGTACTCCCGTAACTGTCCCTCGGCTTATCCCTCGCCCCTCTGATACCCAAAACAGACGCCAGCTTCATACACACCTCCTAAAAATACGCAAAAGAAAAGCACCTCCGAAGAGATGCCTTAAAAATATATTCCTACAAAAAAACAAATTGGTTCATTTCTCTAACATGCAAATGTTTTTAATAAATGAAACCAACATAACAGATATCTCCAAATAATACTCACTCTTTATATATGCGACATCTCCACATTTAAGATTGTACTTATTACCTTGTGACTGGCTAAAATAGCCTTGATCTATTATTCCTCGCTTATGAATATGCAGATTTCTCCTAGCAATAATCTCGCATAAATCTTTATAAACATCCCTATCTTCAATAACAAAATAATCTCTTCTATACTTATAAAGCAGCTTCAACAATCCCGAAACATAATTATTTTTTAAGATTTTTTCAATTACCTCCGATTGAAACGATGAAAAAGATCCCGCTTTTATTATCTCCTTTAACTCATACTTATCTGATAATATTTCCTCATTTTTATTACAGAAATCAAAAAAATGGCAAGTAATTATCAATTCAGCAATATCAAATACAGCAGCATCAAAAGCAGTCATAAGTAAAATAAACGATTGCCTAAAAATATTAAGGGGGTTTTTAAAGTCCATAACATTACATAATGTCATATACTCTGATAATTCATGCTCATGCCTTCTTTCATCATCTATATGTGCATTAAAACAATCGATTCTACAATACTCTAATAATTTTTCATAATCCTTAACAGAATAATTGCGATAGTGTGATTCATTTCCTGATTCATTGTCAATGTCTCTTTTTAAAGAATCTGCTGACATAGAACATAACGCAGCATAATGATCCTCAAATCTTTCATCTTCAAATCTGCTTTCCAAATATATTGCAAGTTTCTGTTCTTTCTTAACGATGCTACAATTCCTTAATTCATCTGTAATTTCTCTTTTGCAATTTTCATCTAAATACCTTGCACATTTTTCTCTTTCCTCAACTATTCTTTGTTTTATTTTTTCTATTATTGCCTGATTATTATCTTCAATCTCTGGTTCGACAAAATTACACTCATATCGGTCTAGCAAATTCTTAATTTCCGCATTACCTGAAAATTCTTCAATAATAATCCTTTTATATTGCTCAAAAGATATTATAGAATGCATAGTATACTGAAATAAATTAGTATTTTCATCAGAAAATCTTTTTTCAATTTCTTCAATTTTATACATAGATATCCTTTCAGTTTTTTAACCCAATATTGTCATGAGTCAATACAAACATTTTTAGATTTATGTGATTCAGTATACCAGAAACCCGCCAACATTAAAAGGACAAAATCCCCCTCTCATCATACACGCTCCCCGTACTCCCGCCATGCCTTACCGCCCGGTCAAGCGCCATAACCGCCGCCACCGCGCCGTCAATCTTCTCCGTTGACTTCTCCTTGTCCGGCTTGATATTCCCCGCCGGGTCCGTCCGCACAAAAATATTGTCCATCATCCACCGCAGCACCGGATGCCCGCCGTGGGCAACATTCCTCTCCAGCACCAGCTCCATCAGCCTCTTTGTAGGCGGCGACATATCCTTGAACCCCTGCCCGAACGGGACCACCGTAAACCCAAGCCCCTCCAGGTTCTGGACCATCTGCACCGCTCCCCACCGGTCAAAGGCAATCTCCTTTATGTGGAACCTCTTCCCCAAATCCTCTATAAAACTCTCAATAAACCCATAATGGATCACATCCCCCTCCGTAGTCTCCAGGAACCCCTGCTTCTCCCACACATCATACGGCACATGGTCACGCCGCACCCTCCGCGCCATGTTCTCCTCCGGTATCCAGAAAAACGGCAGGAACACATACCTCTCCGTATCGTCCCTGGGCTGAAACACCAGCACAAAAGCCGTGATATCAATAGAGCTTGACAAATCCAGCCCTCCGTAACACTCCCGCCCCAGAAGCTCCCCCTCGTCCACCGGGAAAGCACAGGCATCCCACTTCTCCATCTGCATCCAGCGTGTGGACTGCTTCACCCACTGGTTCAGCCGGAGCTGCCGGAAAATATTTTCCTCCGCCGGATTGTCCCTGGCGCTCAAACAAGCATTCCGCACCTTCCCGATATCAATCGTATGCCCCAAAGACGGGTTCGCCCGGTACCACACTTCCTCCGAAGTCCAGTCCGCATCATCCTCCGCCCCGTAAATCACCGGATAAAACGTGGGGTCCGCCTTTCTACCGCACAGAATATCCTCCGCCTTCTGATGCTGCTCAAAACACACCGAATGCCGGTCTGTCCCCGCCGTAGTGATCAGGAAGAACAAAGGCTGTGTCCTGGCATCCCCGGAGCCCTTCGTCATAACGTCAAACAACTCCCACACAGCCTCTGTCCGCACCAGAAGCTCCCGGCTCTCCGGCAGCGCCATGGCCACCGCATAAGCCACCGTCGCCGTGACCGCGTTCCCGGCCTGCTTATAAAGCTGTGTTTCCGAATTGACAGCCGCCGCCCGCTCATACAGCTCATCCGGGAACCCCTGCAGGCGGAAACACTCACGGGGAGTCAGCCGCCGAATCTTCCCGCACTTCGTCACCGTCCCCATCATGCACCCCGTATCCAGCGTCTGCGAACACCCCTTTCCAACCCGGCCCCGCCTGGAACCGCTTTTCGGATATGACAGCACAATCCCGTCTCCCGGACGCGCCATGTCATACCCCTGCTTCGTGGCATTGCGGACAGGCAGCGCCGTCTCCGCACCCCCGGACACCTCTTCCGGCAGGTACACCCCATGCTGGTCCTGCGCCGTCAGCGTGAACATCGGCTCCCCGGTTTCTTTCATCCGCCTCCCGTTCTGCCGCTTCTCCACCCGATCCGGCGTCAGCACCGCCCTGGCTTCCTGCACCGCAGAATCAGTCTCCAATACCCCGGAATTGCCATAATTCGTCAGCCCGCCATTATACTGTGCAATCAGGCACCGAGCAACCTCCGTAACCTTCGGATGGTTCAGCGTCTGGTCCACAAATATCCGGCCGCCTGGCTCTGCATCTCCCACGCAGTACAGCCCGGTCTTCGCGCCCATGCCCCCGCCGTTCGCCCCGATACTCACCGAAACCCCGGACGGGTCATACACCCGGTATCCCTGCATCCCGCCTATAACCTCTTTAAGAGCTCCGCCGTCTTCTCCGGAGACAGGTAATACTTCCCGTCCGCCTCTGCTTCTAAGAACTGCGATAAGGAATACCCTCTCCCGGTTCTGCGGGACTCCGAAGTCTTTAGAATTAAGCACCTGCCACCGCACGTCATACCCTGCCTCGTCCATTTCAGAGAGAACGGCGGCAAAATCGAATCCTGCATTGACTGATAACAGGTTCTTAACGTTCTCAACAAGTAGGTATGTGGGCTTATCACCTTCCTCTTTGCCTTTGATGAGGTCAATAATGCTGTAATAGATTCCACTTCGCTTCCCTCTAAGCCCCCTCTGCTTTCCTGCGATGGAAATATCTTGACAAGGGAATCCGTAGCACCAGATATCGGCGTATGGGATATCCCCCGGTCTAAGTTCTGTAACGTCATATGCCTTCCACTCCCCTTCCGTGTCATACATGGCCTCATAGGAAGCCCGCGCAAACTTATCATACTCACAATACCCAACGCATTTATGTCCGGCCCATTCCAGCCCCAGCCGGAACCCGCCAATCCCCGAACAGATATCCAGAAATGTAAGCCGCCCCATATCAGCTTTCCTCCCCTCTGCCGTCTGCTCCCAAAGCACACACCTTCTCAAATTTCAGGTCATAAAAATAAGCGGCCTCCGAGAACCGCCGTTCAAAATCATCCAGATATTTAAAACAGGCGCTCCGCCTGCCGTTCATCTCCCCAAACTCCCTCAGACTCTTTTTACAAAAAAGCCCCGGCTGGTTCACCCATCTCGCAATGGTGACATACATCCCCCAGAACGGGCTCTCCCTGTACCGCCCAAACCGCATCACATAAGGCAGGCACCCATACTTCATCAGGAGCTCCACCCGTTCCAGCAGCCCGAAAACATCATCCCTCCAGAAAGCCCCGTCCCACACGTCCTCCCGGTCAAACCCGCAGAAACAGTAAAACCGCAGACGTACATCCGTATACTTCCTGGCAAGAATGAGCTTCTTTTCAATCAGCCCTGCGTCCCTCACGTCATCAAATGCAAATGTATATGTCCCGTCATACCTGGCGGAAAACAGCTCCCGGCACTTCTCGTCATCCAAGAGCCGCTCGTCCAGCCCCTGCCGGAACTGAAAAGGCTTCCCCGTCCGCTTTAATGCGTCCAGCATCTCCTTCCAGCGGGGATGCCCCAGGAAATTGTCATCCAGAAGGCATATCTTCTTCCGCTCCGGGTTCAGGAACTCCTCCAGGGGGCTGTGCATACATACCCGGTCATAATTCCTGTTCACGCAGAACGCGCATTTCCGGAAACACCCCCTTGAGAGGAAACCGATGGAATAATCCAGGTAAAACTGAAAATCACTTCTCCTTGCCCCGGCATCCAGCTTCTCCTGCACCCACCTGTCATACAGATGGTAGTCCGTCATACAGTGTTCCGCTTCCTCCGGCAGAGACGGCGCCCTGTCGTAAAAGAACCCCGTCCCTCCGTAAGAGACGTTCCCCATCCCAAGGACACCCTCCGGCACTTCCGTATCCGTGAACACCTTCGACAGATACACCCGGTCAAACTTATCCAGCCCCTCATAGTACATTTTCAGCGCCACGTCATCCCCGCGCCCCTTGTGCTATCCCGACAGCTTCATGCAGGCAAGGTTCGGGAACCTGTACTTCTTCCTGCCAATCAAATCCGCATCAACCACCGCAATCCGTTCCATCCTGCACCTCCCCTTCCGGCTCTTCCCAGATCTTTTCTCCGGCCGGAAAACACAGACCGTCCATGCTCCCCAGTCTCTCCCTCAATTCCCGGAAGAACTCCTTCCCCCGGATACGCTTTCCTTCCCGTATCCGTTCTTCCTCAAACCGGAACCGAACCTCCAGCTCCTGCACAGAAAAATCCTTCCGGAAATTCCGCCAGGTTTTGCCTTCCCCTTCCAGAAGCCGGCTCCACAGCTCCGGAAACTCCCTCACCCTCTGGGGCTCATCCGCCGCTATGCCGATATACTTCACAATCTCATAATTCTTCCTAAACCCAGACAGATACTTGTTGATCACCACCGTCTTCAACACCGAAGTACACCAGCGGTTCTTAGGCCCCGCCCAGCTCATGCCTGGCCTGCCCGCATAGGGGGAATCCAGGTCCTTCCGCTCCGGCGTATAACGGAGCAGGTAATACTCAAATCCTTTCTCCTCTTTCAAATGCACCACCGGAACCGGCAGCGCCTTCTCCAGCTTCTCCACATGCTCATACATCCGGAGAAATTCCAGCCCCGTGTCACAGAACATCACAAAATCCAAAGGCCATCCTTCCTCCACCAGCCGCAGGACCATGGCCGTGGAATCCTTCCCGCCAGACAGCGAAGCCGCATACAGCTTTTCCTTTCCGCCGTCCTTATGCACCCAGCATGGCGGTATCTTCCGCCATCTCTCTCTGCTGGTTCAGCTTCACCGCTTCCCCATAGCCTTCCATCCCGTTCGCCCTGCAGTAATTCCGCACAATATCACGGGACAGCCCAACGGCAGAGGCAGCAGCCTTATAGCCCTTCCCCTGCATCCGAAGCTCTTTAATCCGCTCCGCCTGTTCCTTCGTCATACCTTCACTCCAAATAAAAAGAGCCGAAAACCACCTTTTTCCGATAGTTTTTCAGCCCCAAAATGCAGGATTTATAAAGACTCCCGAAACCGCTTCCTCCCCGGAAATCCTTATAAATCCCGCATTTATGTATAACAGAACAACGCCCTGCCTATCCCCCCTGCTAATTTCTGCGAAAATCCACGTTTGAGGGGGCGGCGGTGTCCAGGGGGACAGCTTCCGGAGATTTGCACCGCCCCTCCCCTCCGGCTATATACAGAACCCACAGCTCACGGGAAAAATCTTTGTGGAGATCACCGGCCGGATTTCACGGGAGATCCGCACGGTTCCACAGTAAAATAATAGCCAGCACCACACCAAATCTAAAGGAGGCACACGTCCATGAAATCAAAGCTGATCAAAGTAATCACTTCCTCACGCCTTACCTATCCCAAAAAACCTTTTGATGACACCAAGTACATCCGGACACCCAAAACCCAGTTAGAGGGAAACTGGCTGGAATCCCTCGGCTTCCACATCGGGGACCGCCTGCAGGTGGACTATGAAGAAGGCTCCATACATATCCACCCAGCACCGCCGGAGCCGGACTATCCCGCAGAACCCGCATGA